TATTTTTCCAGAAAAAAAAAAACATTTTAAACCCTTTTATTATAAAAGTAAAAACATAGACCTAAGATGGATATAGAATATAAATAAAAGATGGGTGTTGCATTTCAGTTTCAGACGTGATAGGGTTAGCCTAACGAGAGAACTGACTGAACTCTGTATTATAGAAGTATAACCATAGAATAAACTTTCCTTAGTTTAAAGGACATGCATTATGAATCACTCACGTAGAAACTTTATCACAACATTGTTAGGGAGTTTAATTGCAGCTCCCATTGTAGCTAAAGTTGTAGAAGCGAAACCCAAATTACGAATTAGATGGGAAAATCAAGTAGCTTGGAATCCTAATGCTGCTCAGAAGAAATTCTTTGAAGCCCCACTAGATACTAAGTATGGAATTTATGGTGGACGTGGTGGTAAGTCTGTAGCTGAACGAATGATTGAACTTCATATGCGTGAAGCTATGGTTCAGATGCAACATGATATGGATATGGCATTAATTATGGGTGGTAAATAATATGCCACTAGGAAATGTATCTAACGAAGACTTTGAAGCTGAAGTTAATAACTCTGCTGGTCAACCATTAATTCCTACGCGCCTCATCAAAGATGCAGAGTTTCCACTTAATGAATCTGTTCCACAGGAACCTGAAATCGTAACAAGTGATGTAATCATTAAGCGTATGGGTGCAGGTAGACAAGTAGGGGATGTTAATGTCCCACAATCTGTTCGCACCTTATTAGCAGACACTACAGTATTTGAAGGTCGGCGCGAAGGTAATCAATTAGCTGATGTCTTTGGTGTCTCACACGGCTCTGTAGGAGTGTATGCTACTCCAAATAGTAAATTAGCCGAGAATTTATCCCCCGATATTCGACAGGATATCAATTCATTTTTAACTGGTAAGAAAGAAAAGATTAGTAAGAAGGCCATCGCTCGTTTAAGCATGGCTATGAATCACATTACAGAAGAAAAGCTGCAAGATTTAGGCGCTGTGGCGCTCGGAACTGTAGCTAAAGATATGGCTGCTGTAGTTAAATCTATGGAACCGAAGGAAGAATCTAAGCAAGATAACAATGTGCAGTTCCTAATGTATGCACCCCAGGTTAAGAATGAGAATCACTATCAAACTGTAACTGCGAAGGACAATTATTAATATGGACCTAATCATTCTCATCCTGGTTCTTGCACTCCTAGGCTTTTTCGTCCATCTAATCACTACTAAGATTCCAATGGACTCTATGTTTCGATTAGCTATTCAGATTATTGTAGTTATTGCAATCATTCTGTATTTGCTTAAACGCTTCGGCGCTTCAATTCCCAATGTGTTATAGGTATAGATTATGCTGATTCCACGCTCTAGTCCAACAGCTCCCGGTAAGGGAACTCTAATCCTTATCATGGATGCACAAACAGTTGATGAAACTAAATCAACTGTAGTTGCTCCATCCCCATCTATTAAGAATCATACATTCACTATTAAAGCATCCGCAGCAATTACGGGTGCATTACAGCTTGAAACAAGTGATGATTGGGAATACACTGGTGTATGGAGTCCATTAGGTGGTGGGCCTATTGACTTATCAACATTAGGAGCTGGTGAATTGCAACTTAACTTTAGTCAGATTGCTGCACCATTCCTACGCGCTCGTATTTCAACTGTAGTAGCTGGTGGAACGGTTAGCGTTAGCTACGTTGGTAATTAATTTCTAAGAGTTATAGAGATGGGCATTCATATTCCAACAGCACAAGAGATACAATCAGTATCTAAAAATGTGCCTAAGAATAGCTGGAAGCCCAATCCAAGACAGGCTGCATTTTTAGCTGTTCCTCATACTATTAAGGAAGCATTCTACGGCGGTGGCGCTGGTAGTGGTAAGTCAGACGTTCTATTAGTTTATGGAATCCTGAATCAGTGGCACCTGAACCCTTTATTCAAACAAGTATTCTTACGTCGCACGTTCCCCGAACTAAAGAATGAGATTCTTGGTAGAAGCCGAGAAATCTACTCTAAGTTTGGAGCCACATTTAATAAGACAGATATGATTTGGACATTCCCTAGACCTGACCAATTTGGTTCTGGTGGAATGATGGGAAATGCTGGAGCACAAATCTTTCTGGGACATTGTGAAACCGAAGATGATGTGCATAAGTATGATTCAATGCAAATTAGTCTATTTACTCCAGACGAATTAACATCTCTTACTGAATTCATTTATTTATACATTACATTTGAACGAAACCGTAGCCCCAAAGACTCAGGCATTCCAAGTATAACTAGAGCAGCAGGAATGCCTGGTGGTATTGGTCATACATTTGTTAAGAAACGGTTTGTAGACCCCGCGCCAGGTGGTGATAAGATTATCATTGGTAAGGGTGGCAATAAGCGTATTTATGTTCATGCTACTCTAGCTGATAATCCTCATATTGACCCAACCTATTCTCAGTCATTAGATGGCCGTCCAGAAGCAGAAAGAAAAGCGAAGAAATTTGGTGATTGGTCAGCTTATCTTGGGCAAGTGTTCGATGAGTTCCGAGATAAGCATTATCCAGATGAACCTCCTCATGCACTTCACGTTATTGAACCATTTGAAATACCAGATTATTGGCCCAAATTTGTTATCATTGATTGGGGATATCGCGCTAATAATTGGGTTGGATTTTTTGCAGTTTCACCAAATAAACGTCTTTACTTATACAGGGAATTAACTTGGACTAAAACTAAGATAGCTGAGTGGGGTCCAATTGTTAAAGACTATATTGACATTGAATCCCCCCGTGTAATCAAAGTATGTAAATCAGCTGGTCAAGATAGGGGTCAGGAACATACTATTCAAACTGAGATTGAAAAAGAATTAGGAACTCCTGTAACACTAACTACTAACTCCCCAGGTTCACGTGTATCTGGTAAAACTTTACTTCATGAATACTTAAGATGGGTTCCCAAGAAATTGCCGAAGCCTAACGAAGTATTAAAATACTCAGAAGAATACGCAATGCGTCTCTATAGACTTAAGGGTCAAGAGGCGTATGACGCTTATCAATCTTTATTTATTCCAGCAGAACCAGAAACTAATATTCCAAAGTATCAAATCTTTTGCTGCAATAAAATGAATCATGATGAGTGTAGTAACTGTTGTCCAATGGCAATTGAAGCTATCAAGGCTTGTAATTACGCAGACTCAAAGAATGATAAGCCGGCTGAAGACGTTGCAGAGTTTAATGGTGATGATGCTTATGACGGCCAGCGATATGCAATTGATACTGCTGAAACTTATTACGTTGAAGCATCAGATGAATTTAAGAAAGTAGTTAAGCGTCAGGCTATGGAACATGCTCTACGAGCATCTGGGGATTATACAGCATTCTACCGTAACGCAGAAAAATCCGACCCCACTAATAAGCAGTTAAATGCTGTAGTTATGATGAATAAATCAGGCGTCCGTAGGACGACTCGGATGTTTAGTCGATGAATTCCTTTGTTAAATTCTTTCACGAATTAATGAATCCCCACTGTTCCCATTGTGAGCAATTAAGGGGCATTGAGCTAGAATTAGAACGTGATAGAGTTAGGTGCAATAGCTGTGAACAGTTATCTATGCAACTGGCTGATTCACAAGCTATGATTAAAAATCTAATTGAGAAGATTACTGCTAAACCCGTGGAGCAGCCACCCACTGTTATAGCAGATATGAAGCCCATTAGACGTGGGCCTATTCCGTTTAGTATGATTAGACAACAACTTGAAGCAGAGTCTAGAACTAAGGCTGCGGCAATGAAAGAAGCAGCTAAGCCAGATGATGTTGCAGCCATCGTAGCTGAAACAGAATTAGAACAGTTGGTATTTAATGCCGGAACCATCAAAGAAGAAATCTCCGGTATCAAACAAGCCTAGCTTACTACGTAGAATATTCGGTGAGCCTGTTAGCGAAGATACAGCTAAAGATTGGCCCGAATTACAACGTAGTTGGGTGGGTAGACAAATTGAACGACCTGACTTAGAAAGAAATGTGACATCTATTAAACCATTTGGCATTATGGATTACTGGAAGAATCCAAACGCATATGCTTCAACTGGACCATTAGGTGGAATTAGATTAAATCGTGAACGAATTGAAACCGAAGGCCAAGATTTAAATGATGTGTTAGTTCATGAAATGACTCATGCTAAACAGGGACCAATGGGGTTCTTAAAAAGAATGTTTAATCCTGGTGCAGTTGAGAATGAAGCCATTAATAATGAAGCGCTTCGAAAAGTTAAACGTAAAGATGTTGAATTACGTACTCCAAAATCAGTAGTGAAATAGATGAACATCAAGAGTCTTAAAGAAGTTAATTTAACAGACCGGGAATTAGAAGATGCAGAAGTCATCTTCAATAATTTCTGGAAGGAAGATATTGATGTCCGTCAAACGTCATTAGCTAAATGGCGTAGACTGAAATTCTTTTGGAATAACATTTCCAATACCTGGTATGATTCTGAAGCTCATGATTGGCGCATCTATGATGCAGACAACTTAGCTGGTGGAACTTCTAATGAATCAGGACAAGACTACTACGACAACAGAATCAATGTATTTCGAGCATACCTTGAATCAATTATTGCAGCTCTATCAGTTACGGTTCCCCCCGTCAAGTGTTACCCAGACGATGCCGAACTATCAATTGACATTGAAACCGCTAAAGCTGGTGATAAGATTGCCGAGCTCATCTATCGACATAACGACGTAACTTTATTATGGCTCCATAGTCTTTATGTTTACATGACCGAAGGATTTGTTGCAAGTCATGTATCTGCTGACTTAGATATGGAGCATGGAAGTTATGAAGTAGAGAAATATAGCGAGATTGACGAGCTGCATGATGTAGTTAGTTGTCCTAGTTGTGGATATGAGATATCGAATCAAGTTGTTCCTGCTGACCAAATTAATCCATCTACTTCTATGGTTGAGAATTCTGCCGGAATGGAAGGATTACAATCGGAACAGGAAGGATTAGATTTTTCTGGGTTAGAAAATTCTCCAGTAAATGGCCCTGTTCCTATAAATGGTATGGAACAGATGATGGGAGAAGTTTGTCCCTCTTGTAATGAGGTAATGGTTCCTGAAATTAATCGAGTTAATGAAACTAAGCGTGTATGGATTAGTTCAACTACAGAACCGAAGGGACGAGTTAAGTTAGATGCATACGGTGGATTGAATATTAAGATTCCATTGTATGCACGAACTCAGAAAGAATGCCTTTATCTTTACTATAGCTTTGAGGAACATTACGCACAGACAATTGAAAAATATCCTGACCTGTATGATTGTTTCCGGGGTAAAGGTAAGGGAGCTAACACTGGTTATGATAGTTGGGAACAGTGGGCACGTTTAAATCCTGAGTATCGAACTGGTAGCTATCCAGTAGATAATGTAACTAATAAGACAGGTTGGTTCCGACCAGCTTGTTACAATATTCTAGATAAAGAAAGACAGCGGCACTGGAAACGTAAGTTTCCACATGGTATTGCACTAACTTTTGTAAATCAAGAGTTTGCATGCGCTAGGGAACAGAAGCTAGATGAACATTGGACTCTCACAATTAATCCTCTGATGGATTTCTTGCAGAATGACCCAATGGGCATGCTCCTTGTATCTGTTCAGGAGATTACTAACGATTTAATCTCACTTACCAAACAAACCATAGAGCATGGAGTTGGATTAACATTCGTAGACCCCGCATTCATTGATTTGAATGCTTATGGTCAAACGGAAGTATTACCTGGCAGTCTTATTCCGACTAAAACTATCAGTGGTAATAGAAAACTACAGGATGGTATTTATGAGGTTAAGACTGCCTCTTTAAGTAGTGAAGTAATGCCTTTCGGCGACCAGATTCAAATGTTAGGTCAGTTAGCTAGTGGTGCTAATCCTGCAATTTATGGGGATATGAACAGTGCAACTGCATCCCAAGATTCAATGGCTAAGAACCAGGCTATGGCTAGGCTTGGTAACATTTGGAAGATGTTTGGTATTTGGTGGAAGAATACGTTCGGTAAAGCTATCCCATTATATATCGA